CAAATGTTTAAGGACAGATTAGATGCAATTGATCCAGGACTATATCCACTATATAATAAAATTATGGGTGCAAATGATTTAATGTATTTCACTGATGAAGATTTAATTGAAGCTTTGGGTGGAAATGCTGCTGGTGCCGCTGGTAAAATGAACGAAAATGATGACGACGATGATGATGAAGACCAAGGTGGTGAGGAAGATAGTAATGACACTTATTATGCAAACGGAGTTATTTTTCCAATCTTACTTCACGAATTATTTAAATCATTCTCAATGATTCAGTCAAGAGCACAATGGAAAGATATGGACCCAGAAATGGCAACACAAGTTATTTCACAAACAGATACAATGCAAAATGAACCAATGAATTTCCGTGTTGGTGGTGAATTAGTTAGAAAATTAAGAACTTTATTACCAGATGAATTAACACTAGATCAAGATGGTAAAAAATATGTTCCGTTTTTTGAACAACTACTTTATAGTATCCCGGCTGAAGAATTTTTAAAAGATGTAATTGCAAATGTTATTTCTGATGAAAAATCAGATAATGATAAAGCTGTTAGAAAATTTAATGAATTATTACAAAAAGCAAAAGCAGAATACAAAAAATATAAAGAAGGTGATGACGATGATGATTATGAAGATGAGGACGAAGATGATGATATTTTAACTAGATTAGGATTATAAGATAAAATATTAAAATAAGATTAAACCCCCTTTTATGAAAATAACTGGGGGTTTTGATATTTATATTAAAATATCTTTATGGCTTTAACAAAAGAACAAGTAATGTTGGAATATGTGAAGTGTATGAGGGACACCCCATACGCACTAAGAACATATTTACAAACATATGATAATACGGTATCAAGATATGTACCATTGGAATTATTCCCAGATCAGGTTTCTTTATTAAGGGATTATGAAGAATATGAAGAAAATATTGCGTTAAAATATCGTCAGGCCGGTGTATCAACAGTAACTGCCGCTTGGATATCAAAAAGACTTGTATTTGCAAAAAAAGAACAACCAGAAAAAATTCTAATTATTGCCAACAAACTTGATACATCAATGGAGATGGCAAATAAAATTAGAGCTTTTGTCGATCAATGGCCAAAATGGGTTGGTGCTGGATTTTCTGTTGATAAAAATTCACAAAGACATTATAAATTAACAAATGGTTGTGAAGTAAAAGCAGTAGCAACATCACGAGATGCCTTGAGGGGTTATACACCAACAATTCTTGTTTTTGATGAAGCCGCATTTATCGAAGCTGACGGTGATTTCTGGGCTGCTTGTATGGCATCACTATCTACCGGTGGTAAAGTAATCGTTGTGTCAACACCAAATGGTTATGACCCAATTTATTATGAAATCTATGACCAAGCGGTAAGAGGTGTTAATAATTTTAAAATATCAGAAATGTTCTGGTGGAAAGACCCAAGATACTCAAAAGATTTGTTCTTGGTACCAACTGAGGATATGGTTGATTATTTGTTAAATAAAGATGAAAAAGACCACTCTGGAAATATTTCATTTGCAGATACAGACCCTTATGAAAGAGATTATGACGTAATAAAAGAATATTTTTCAAAAGGATATAAACCATGCTCAACTTGGTATGAGAAAATGGTTAAAAAACTTAAATACGATAAAAGAAAGATTAACCAAGAGCTTAACTGTGAATTTCTGGGATCCGGTGATAACGTATTTGATTCAAAACAACTTGAATACATAAAAGAAAACACAATACAGGACGCACCAAATAAAATGATGGGTAATTCATTATGGATGTGGAAAGAACCAGTTGAGGGTCATAAATACATTATGGGTGTTGACGTTTCCCGTGGTGATAGTGAAGATTTTTCCTCAATTCAAATTGTTGATTTTGATGATAGAGAACAAGTATTAGAATATGTTGGGAAAATTCCACCAGACGCTTTGGCTGAAATTGCTTATAAATGGGGTTTAATGTATAATGCTTTTTGTGTTGTTGATATTACCGGTGGTATGGGAATTACAACTGTAAGAAAAATGCAAGAATTAGGTTATAAAAATCTCTATATTGATGGTGTTGATACAACAAATATTTGGTCATATAACGCTAAAGCTCAAGATAAAATCCCAGGTATAAATTTTAATAATAAAAGGGTACAAATTATTGCTGCTTTTGAAGAATATGTAAGACATAAATTTAAGATTAGAAGTACAAGGTTATATAATGAGATGAACACATTTATTTATATAAACGGAAGACCAGATCACCAGAAAGGACAACACGATGACCTTATTATGGGAATATCAATGGCAATTTACGTTGGTGAATCTTCATTTCAAAAACTAGAAAAGGTTGTTGAAAAAACAAAAATAATGATTGAGTCTTGGACGGTATCAAATAATGATTCGGTTGGTAAACAACTTCATTTTGATCCGGTATTACCAAATACACATATGATGTCAGAAAGAAATAAAATGAACTCCGGACCATCAAAAGATGATTATATCAAATATGGTTGGTTATTTGGAGGTAAAAGATAAATATTATGGGATTAGATAGGAGAAGAGTTTCTGGTAAAATTTATAATGGATCAACATTAATTGTTCCCGGACAACAAGTATCTAGTGTAAAAGTAATTCCAATAACTTTCCAATATAAAAAAGGAAGTTCAAGAGACTTAGAAAGGGAATACCAAGAAATAAAACCAACAACAACACCCACACCAACTGTAACTCCAACACCTACACCAACACCAGTACCACCGGAAGTATTATTTAATGCGATTATAACAGATAATCAAGAATATATAAATGTTGGTAATAATTATTATTTACAATATGTGGAATAATAATATAAAAAATGTAAATATTTATATTTGATACTTATGTATTAATTTTTTAATATGGAACAAAATACAAATCAATTAACTATTTGGCAAAAATTGTCTAAAACATTCGGACCTAATTCATTATTAGGTCAAGACATTTCTACCTACAAATTTGATAAACAAGAATTATTAAGAACAAAAGATAGAAATGAGTTTGAAAAAGAAAAATTACAAGCGCAACAATCTTTATATCTTTCAGGCCAATGGCAGAAGATTGAAAGTAATTTATATACTCAAGCAATTTATTATGAACCAACAAGGTTGGCGGCTTTCTATGATTACGAATCAATGGAATTTACACCAGAGATTTCAACAGCATTAGACATTTATGCCGAAGAATCAACAACACCAAACGAAGATGGTCACATATTACAAATTTATTCCGAATCAAAAAGGATTAAAGGAATATTGGCGGACTTATTTAACAATACACTTGATATCAACACGAATTTACAAATGTGGATTAGAAACACTTGTAAATATGGTGATAATTTTGTGTATTTAAAATTAGACCCAGAAAAAGGTGTAATAGGAGGAGTACAATTACCGAATATTGAAATCGAAAGGTTAGAAAGAGGGATGTCACCAAAAAGTCCAAATACTGAAGTTAAACCGGGTGAAAAGGGTTTAAGATTTAATTGGAAAGAAAAAAATATGGAGTTTAACACTTTTGAAATTGCTCATTTTAGGCTTTTAGGTGATGACAGAAAACTTCCATATGGAACCTCTATGTTAGAAAAAGCTAGACGGATTTGGAAACAACTAGTGTTAGCTGAAGATGCGATGTTAATTTACCGTACCTCAAGAGCTCCGGAAAGAAGAGTATTTAAAGTATTTGTTGGTAATATGGATGATAAAGATGTTGAGCCATATGTACAACGTGTTGCAAATAAATTTAAAAGAGATCAAGTTGTTGACAATAAAACTGGAAATGTTGATTTAAGGTTTAATCAAATGGCCGTGGATCAAGATTATTTTATCCCAGTTAGAGATGCTACACAAACAATGCCAATTGAAACTTTACCAGGTGGTACAAATTTATCCGAAATTGCTGATATTGAATATATCCAAAAGAAACTTGTTACAGCATTAAGAATACCAAAAGCATATCTTGGTTTTGAGGAACCAGTTGGTGATGGTAAAAACTTATCATTACTTGATATTCGTTTTGCTAGAACAATTAATAGAATCCAAAAAAATATATTATCAGAATTAAATAAAATTGCAATAGTACATTTATTTCTTTTAGGTTTTGAAGATGAATTAAGTAATTTTACATTAGGGTTAAATAACCCATCCAAACAAGCAGATCTTTTAATGGTTGATGTTTGGAAAGAAAAAATAACTCTTTATAAAGATATGGTTACAGAAATTGCAAACACATTACAACCAACTTCGGCAACTTGGGCTAAAAAACATATTTTTGGTTGGTCTGACGATGATATTAAATTGGATACACAAAGAATTAGAATGGAAAGAGCTGTTGCCGCAGAACTTGCAAATACTGCGACAATTATCACACATACTGGTTTATTTGATAACATTGATAAATTATATAAATCTGTTTCAGGATCTACAGCATCAGCAGGAGGAGAACCACCTGGCGGTGGTGCACCACCAATGATGGGTGGGGGCCCACCTGAACCACCATCGGGTCCACCACCAGGTGGTGAAGCTGGAGGATTACCAGAAAGTAAAAACAAATTAGAAAATTTACTTTTAGAATCTGATGATGAAATGTATATAACAAATTCATCTTTAGGTGATATGGAAAAGGAATTAATGAAAATATTAAAAGATTGATATATTTATATTTAAAATAAGATATGAAATTTGGTTTAATAAAAAGTAAAATTGAGAGATGTTTAATCGAGTCTTACAAAAAAGATTCATTTAAAACTAATATGTTTGTATTTAACGAACTTGTACTTGAAAATAAAAATTTAAGTAAATTATACTTTTTATACGACGAACTTTCAACAAACAAGGGTTTGAACGAATCGTTAGCAAACGAATTAATCAATCAGTCTGTGGTTATTTATGAAAACACAATAAATAAAATATCAAAAAATGATATTAATGATTTAAACTTGTGGTTATCGGAGGTAAAAACAAAAAATAATTACGAACATATTGATAATTTATTTTCAAATAATGTTTTGACGTTAGAAAATAAAATTAAAAGTAAAAATATTATTGTTGAGAATTTAAGAAATTCTCCAGTAAAAATGGAAGGTACATTAAATTTACCGGTAAAAAAATTGGTTGATGTTGCAAATAAAACGGTTAATAATTTTTTAGAAAGTCTAAATGAAAATAGTAAAAAAACTTTAATAAAAATATTATCTGAAAACGAAGACAAACTAAAATTAAAATATGAAGTTTTAAAAGAAACCGTTGTTGACAAATTAGAAGAACTAAAAGAGATTGAAAATGAAACTGAAGTTATTTCTAGAATAAATGAGACAATAGGTAAAATCCAAAAAGAAAAATTCGATAGAATTAACTATTTTAAATTACAAGAATTATACAAAAATATTTAATTATTTGATACAAATTTTTGTCTAAAAATTGCTTTCTGTTTTTCTTGTCTTCTCTCAACTGATTTTTTAGTAAATTCTTTTCTGTAATTTAAATGAGAATTTTGTCTAGTTCTAATCACCTTACTCTTTAATTCTTTTAAAGCCTTTTCGATGTCGTTTTTTTTAACTTTTACTATTAACATATTTTTTAAATAATTTTATTATATTGATATATACTTCAAAATTACATAAACTTTTAAAAAATAAACAATATTGATATGAAAAAAAATTATGAAAAAAGGGAAAACCGCAAAAATCACAGGGTTCAGAACATCAAAAATTTCTTATGGAACAGTAGATTCTAAAGAATTTAAATCACTTTACTTAAACATACAAACCTGGGTAGAACCAAAAATCGATAGTGAAAACTGGAATAGAGTTGTATTAAACACAAGTAGATCTATAAAACATTCAGTTTATGATAACTTAGATAAAAATTTATTTGATAATAAATTTATTGTAGACTTAGATTTAAGAACAAGCGGTCTACAATTAAAAAAGAAATCATTTATGAATTTAGAAATAAATTTATTTTTAAATCAAGAAATAGATTTTAAATCAACAAAATTAAAAAAATCATTAAAAAATTTAGTAAAAGAAATATACAATGATGTATTCATTGGGAATGAAACTTTTAAATTTTATTTAACTAAAAATGGTAATTCAAAAACAATTAAAGTAAAAACCGAAAAAGTTTAATATTTATTATAAAACTTTTAAAATGAAAATACTAGGACCAAACGAAACCGGTAAAGGAATTCTTATTGAATACGATGCCGGATATATTAACCCAAAGAGTACTAATAACCATTATATAATGGAATCTCAAAACTTTTTGGACCATTCTAAACCATTTGAATTCTATGCGGTATTACAAAAATACGACACACCAAATAGAAATGGTAGAGTATATCCGGAAAAGATATTAAAACGAGAAGCTGAAAATTATAAAAAAATGATTGAGAAAGGTACATCTCTTTCAGAATTAAATCACCCAGAATCATCACTTATTGATCTTGACCGTGTATCACATATTATAACTGAAGTTTGGTGGGACGGACCCGTATTACTTGGTAAATTAAAACTTTTAACAAGTCCTGGTTTTCACGAAAGAGGTATTGTATCAACAAAAGGTGATATGGCCGCAAATTACCTTAGACAAGGTGTTACACTTGGTATTTCTTCTCGTGGTGTTGGGTCGTTAAAAAAAGTTGGTGAACAAAATGAAGTACAAGATGATTTTGAATTAATCTGTTTTGACCTTGTGTCATCCCCATCAACACCTGGAGCTTACTTATTTTTAGATAAAAATGACAGACATAAATTTGATGAAAATTTAGAAGAAGATAAAAGAATGGCTATTGAAAGAAATATTGGTGAAGCTGGCAACAAATCTCTTGACTTAATGAAAAGATTATCCGATTATTTGGGAAAATAAAAAAATTATGGAACAAGGAGAAAAATATTTTGTAGCAAAGATTACATCAGATTTATTGGATAGTGAATCTGGAAGAGTAAAAAAAGTAAAAGAAGAAAAATTAGTTTTGGGTTACACACCGACAGACATTGAGGCTAAAGTTACTAAAGTATACGAAAACTATACAATGGACTGGAGGATTACTTCAATAACCGAAAGTAAGATAGATGAGG